CTGATCTTGTTGAGAGTCCGTGTTGGGTGAGAGCCCGTGAATTTATGCATTTGACTTATGATAATTTCATGAGAAATTCGCTGCTCTCTTCTGATGAGGAAGTGCTAGATGGCTTTAGGCCTGAGTCTAGTCCCGGATTCCCTATCAAACTCCTTTGTACAACCAAAGGGGACGCTATCAAAAATCCTAGAATAAGAAATTATTTGAGAGGAGTGTGGGAACGCTCTGCTATCATGAATGCTCCCGCCGCTTACTTCACTGCATCTTTGAAGGATGAACTTCGCCCAACTGAGAAGGTCAAACTTAATAAGACTAGGATGTTCACTGCTGGATCCATTGAGTTAGGTCTGGTAACTTCCAAATTGTTCCGTGATCAGCGAAACAAATTGAAAAAATCTGTGTTTTTGTCTCCCTCGTGCATAGGGGTGAGGCAAACTCGACTTGATTTCCACCGGCTGTATATGCAGTGGCGAGAACATCATAATCCTGGCGCCCTTGACGCTAAGGATTGGGATGGATCCATTCATGCCCTTTTATTGTGTGAGATTGCTCTTATGCGATATGGATGGTTGCGACCCTCCCTTCAAACTCTGGAAAATTGGAATAGGTTGGTTTTTGTGTACAGAAACATTGTTAACACGATGGTTGTTTTTCCTGATGGACACGTTTACGTGACCTCAGGAGGTATGCCCAGCGGATGCGATATTACTTCGGATGACAATACTCTAGTTCACACTTTTGTTGACTACTTTTCCTTTCTTTTCAATGGAGGTCTACATCTTGATAGTCCTTATTCTTCCTTTGTGTCCAACATATCTCTTTCTTTGTATGGGGACGACAACACATATTCGTACAATAATTGTGTTGCCAATTTTTTCTCCCCGGCAAAGATTATAGAGGCTGCTTCAGTTCTTGGAATCACTTTTGAAGATAGTGCGGCTACATGGGACACCATCACTTTTCTTGGTCACAATATTGTGTCAATCACATATTTGGACAAGGTGTACCATGTTGGAGTTCGAGATTTCACGTCCATCTTGTGTGGATGGGTGCTTGGTTCAGTGAACTCTTGGAATGAATCAGTGGAGCGATCAACTTCTTATCGCAACGCTGCCTTTTTTCATCCAACCCTTTTTGATTTGGTCGATGAGTACGTTTTTGAAACGCTTAACGCCAATGATCCCAACCATTCGTTGGTTGGATTGTGGGCTTCTATTTTGCCCAAAGAATCTCTTGTGCGTATGTATTTTACTTCGTAATCTGTAGGGGTGCTTTTGTAATTGATCAATCCCCTACAAAATTTTATTTTTTGTATGAAGAAAACTACTACCACAACTGTTGAGGCCTCCAAGCGTGGGTCAAAGCCCCGTGCTAAGAACGCCCGAAAGAAGGAGGTTGTTAAAGTCGTCGTCAAAAGCGCGCAAAAGCAACCAAATTCTAATCGCCTTGGTCCCAATCGACCTAGGTGGGATGATCGTATCATCATGCCTCGTCATCAACTTAGCATTGCTCCTCCAAACGAGAGTGCTATGGTTGAAGCTTACGTTGCCTGTATGTTGAAACCATCCGTTACTATGTGCAGGATTCCTGATTCTGAAACTCGTGAATCTTGCCTTGTTCGATCTGTGCAAGAATATCAAATTAGTGCCTTTTTTGACACCACTGTCAATTCTGGCCGCTTTTCTATAGCCACCAAGCCCGTTTTGGGCAATTTGTCCTCTGTTTTGAAATATAAAACGTCCATGGTGCAGCTATCTTCGGCTTGGTCTGGTGCTGACTGGACCTCTCCGTCTTCTTATGCCAATTTAGCAAACGGGCAAGATCCCCGCATAGATCTTAATGAGCCTCTTTTGACTCAACCTAGCAATTTTTTCTTGCTTCTGACTGGAGGAGGTAGTCTCTCTCCCGGTATCCCTCTTGGTAGTGCTCCAGTCCCGTCTATTGAGAATTATGGTTTAAATATTATGTATGACCCTACAACTGGCAATTTTACCCTTCCCCTTGGCACTTTTTATATCACATTTGAGTACAAGGGGTCCGCGGATGTTGTTGTTCCAACAATAGTCCAGGTCACCGGGTTTGCTGTGTTTACAATTTTGAATATTTCAAGCGATAATTCCCTCCAATCTAATGCGTGGTCTGTTCAGGTC